ACTGCGGAGAGGAGCGTTATGATTGATTCCTCAAATTGACGTTAAGGACGTTGAAACTTCTGAATTGCCTTCTAAAACTTGGAAGCTGGACTTGACTAACAACCGAATTTCCGGATTTATTGACGGAATTGACGCAGTTGCACAATCAGCTTTTATGTCGCTGAAAACCGAGCGCTATGAACATCTTATTTTTTCTTGGCAATATGGCAGTGAATTAAATACTCTGGTTGGAAAGGATTCTGATTATGCTTACAGCGAAGCAAAACGGATGATAAAAGATGCTCTCAGCACGGATACGCGAATTACGGATGTCCGCGATTTTTCTGCTGAAAACGGTATAATCTATTTTACAATCGATACTATATTCGGCAGCCGGGCTGCACAAACGGAGGTAAAGTCCTGATGAAAACTTTTGATGACTTTATGCAGGAAATGCTGAACAATATACCGGATAATTTAAAAAATCAGGTTGATATACGCGAGGGCAGTATTATTTATACCGCTTTAGCACCAGTGGCTGCACAGCTTGTCGAGCAGCAATTTTACGCTGATAACATTCAAGACGCTACAATGCCTGATACCGCTCTCGGAGATGATTTAACACGCCGCTGCGCGGAACATGGCGTAAACCGTTACGCCGCGACAAATGCAATCAGAAAAGGAGCTTTTACCGACGAGAGCGGCGGCCCAATGGACGTGCCTATCGGAACAAAATTCGGTGCGGATAGTATTGCATATACCGTAATTAATAAAATATCATCCGGCATATATCGGCTGCAGTGCCAGCAGGCCGGCGTTGTCGGTAACAGTTATTTTGGTGTCTTGCTGCCGATTGATAATATCGCGGGACTTGGTACGGCTACACTTTCGGAAGTACTGACTGCTGGCGAAGAGGAAGAGTCTGATGATGAGCTGCGCACGAGATTTTATAAAGAAATCAATGAGCAGCCTTTCGGTGGGAATGTTGCCGATTATGAGCAGCAAATTCTAAAAATACCCGGTGTCGGAGCTGTAAAGGTATTCCCTACTCCAAATGATGAGGGAGGGAAGGTTCAATGCGTGATTGTCGCACCGGAAAATAAGCCGGCAAGCGAAAGCCTGATTCAGGCCGTACAGAATGTAATTGATCCGGAACCGCACGGGCAAGGCTATGGGATTGCCCCTATCGGCCACTGTGTAACAATTTCAACAGTGACAGAATTTCCGGTTAATATTTCGGTTTCGCTGGCTCTCGAAACCGGTGTTGATATTGCCGGGATACAGGCTCCCGTAGAAACCACCGTTCAAAAGTATTTAGAATCCTTGGCATTTTCGGACAGCATTATCCGAACTGCCCGCGTGGAAGCGGCCATCCTTGCGGTAAGCGGAGTCGCCGATGTGTCTAACACGCTTTTAAACGGGAACGCAGGCAATATAACTCTTTCCTCTGCTTTTGATGATTATCAGATCCCGGTCGAGGGCAGCGTAGCTATAACGGAGGACACAGATGTATCAGTATCTTGATTACCTTCCGGAGTATCTTCATAATGTAAAGGATTTTCAGGCTCTGGGCGGCGCAATCGATCCGCAGACAGATAATTTGCTTCAAAAGGCAGAGCAGACTTATCAGAATCAATTTGTACTTTCGGCGGATCTTCCAACAATTGAACGGTGGGAAAAGCTTTTTAACTTTGCCGGTTCCGGAACGCTTTTTGAACGCCGCAAACTTATAGCGGCAAAAATTCAGGCCAACAGCGTTATAAATGGTTCTGCCTTATTAAACTTGGTTGAAAAACAGTCGAGGGTTTCAGCAAGGATGGAAGTTTTACCAAAGCAATATAAATTTACAATTTATCTTTCGGCGCTTCCATCGGAAGCAATTCCTCATAAAAACATTATAAATTTGGTTGATAAGGCAAAACCGGCGAACATGGTTTTTCAGCTAAAATATGAGCAAGGGGCAGAAAGCCAATCATTCTTTGGAGCATTTATGCAGGCCGGAAAAACTTTAGAAATAAGGCAGGTGAATTAAACGTGGCGATAGAAAAATTTTATCTGACGGCAGCCGGAGAAACATTGCTGGCAAAAGCTCAGATTGGACAAGAATTGCATTTCTCAAAGATGCAGATTGGGCAGGGAACTTTTCAGGACGGCACTGATATTACAGGTCTTCAGGAGCTGATTGATCCAGTTAAAGATATCTCAATTATTGGCATGGAAACCGCGAATAAAACCGCCAAAGTAAAAGGATATTTCAGCAATAAAGGAATTTCCGTACCATTTTATTGGCGTGAAGTCGGCCTGTTCGTCGATGATGCCGACCTTGGGACGGTGTTGTATGCCTACGGATATGCCGCCGTCAGTGCGGACAGAATTCCAACTTACAGTGTCAGCCCAACGGAATTCACATTCATCATGGCCGCTGTGGTCGGCAATGCGGCCAACATTACCGCCACTATCGACGAAAGCTTAATTTTCGTTCCGGCCAGCCGTAAGATCAACGGGAAAAACTTGGCCTCCGATATTACCTTGACCGCCGAAGACCTTAATATTTCGCAAGCGGACTACAGCCATGATGGGCTGGTTAAGCTCTCTAACGATTTCAAACTTGATGCAGATGGGGCACTGGTAATTAATAAGAGTAAAGTCGGAGGAGGTGGATCGACCGTGCCAATTGAGCTGGTGGATAATGATGCGACGGCGGCGATGGAGCTGCCTATAAAATTCAACGAGGCCGGTGAAGTTATTTTTACTGACGACAAAACCGGAACAGGCATTATATCGCTCCAAAACATAGGCGGCAAGCTTGAATTTGTTGCGCAAAATATTTTATAAGGAGATTTACCATGAACATTATTTTAGCGCCAAAATCATATGTGGACGCACAGACTTTTAATAAATTTTCAATTTACGGATTTAATCCCGACACCGAAAGCGCTCCGGAACAAGTAAGCAATATAAACGGCATTCCTGCCGCATCTTTCAAAGCAGGCGAAGATCGCGAGTTATTGATGGAAACTGACTGGGCACAGCGTATCGATATCCCTATATCGTTGGAATATTATATGGATTCTGAGCAAAGCGCACAGAAAATCAGTCTACAGATTGCATACAGTTTCGACGGATCAACTTTTGTATGGATGAACGCCGAAAACATAGACGCTCCTTCCGATAAGGCAATTCACACAACGACGTTTGCAAATCCAATTCCCGTTTCAGCAATCCCTACGGGAGACGGCCATACGCTGCGGATTAAAATCAGGCGTGTGGGATCAAGCAAAACGGATACACACAGCGGCGGTTTCTGTCTGACAGCGGTCAAATATTATCGGGCCGCATAAGGAGGATTAAGATGAGTAGAACTGTATCAGAGGAATATCCTGACATTGCATGGAACATCACGCCAACTATGTCAAATGGAAAGCTTCAGCTTCCTGCTGCCGAAATTCATATATGTAATGTTACATACAAAATGCCGGCAGCGGAATTTGAATTAAAGGATGGCGTGGTTTATTTAACTCCAAGCGGATATGTCTTTATAGCAGAAGAAGAAGAGGAAAGACCTTCTTTGGAGAACTTTCCAAACATGCAGAACTATTGGGTTTGTGCTGTTCATATTGTAGATAAAAAGGAAAATATTTTAGTATTAAAGGCGGTGCAGACAAAATGATTATCATAAATCCAACCCCAAAAACAACGCCGGAACTTCCAATTGATAATTTTGCCCTCAACAGTGATGATGTGGAAGTGTTTGCTTCTCTTTGGCAGCGTAAGCATTGGGCTGATGTCCCGCATACACTGTCTTCTGAAGTTGGTTTAGCAGTCGAATCTGTAGCAGCAGGTAGCCAGAATGTTAATATTTATGGCAGCGGTACCCTCGCAGGTAATATCAACAAGTCCGCTATGATTAAAATTGGTAACAATTATCATTTAGTATCTGCCGGTGGCTCGGCGGCTGGAAACAAGATTTCAATTACAATTTTTCCGGGCGCACCGAGCGGCGGCTATGCAAACGGGACACCTGTTAAATTTTGCGATTCGTCATTGGAAGTCCACGACTTTCAGCTTGGGTATTCTACATGGACATACCAGCCGGGCTTTCGCGTATATCAGTTGATAAAACCTGCTAACTGTGGATATAATTCAAGGCCCGTTGGTTTCTTCGTGCGTCATCGCCCATCAACCGGTGAGAACGGAATTGATTATAACACGATTCTTTTTAGGCCGTTTTACGCTGCAAAATACCAAATGTCACGATCTGATTCTACTCCATCAGATGAAGGCACAAGTACCATAGCAGTTTCAAAACAAGGTACTATACCGTGGACTAATATTAATATTGATAAAGCTGCCGCTGCCTGCACTGCCTCTGATACAGTTTCAGGAAAAGATTTAAGCATCCATTTAATATCAGACGATGAATGGGTTTCACTTGGAATCTATTCTATGATTTTAGGGCCGGAGCGGTTCGGTTCGAACCGCTGGGGGCCTTACGGGAATAATAGTAGCCTTAAAGATTGTGATGACAACGATATTACATTTATAGCCGATCCGACTATTTCAGGACGTGCATTGACCGGAACAGGCAGAAAATCAGGATGGGAGGCAGGGAAAAACCTTACCAGTCATACGGGCCACACCAACGGCGTGTACGACCTCAATGGGAATATATACGAATGGACTACGGGATTAAAACTCAAGGTTGGCAGCAGCGGGATGGGCTATTTATATGTTAATGAAATGGATACCGGCATACAAATGTCAGATACTTCGAGTAATAGATATGTAACCGCCTTAAGTACTGATGTCAAAGTCGCAAAGCACGCCATCGCGAGTACTACCGATAATACAGGCCGTGCTGAGTTTGGTAATGATTATCAGTATCAGGGTACTAGCGCAAATTCCGAATATGTTGCGGGGCGTGGCGGCGACTGGAGCAATGGCACGAGCGCTGGCGTTTTCTATTTGTACTTGGCCGTTCCCGTGCCCACATGGACTCGCACCACGGGTTTCGCGCCGCTTTTGAAGCCTGATACTTGTAACGCTGTATTCTGTTTACCCGGCGATAGCCGGGTAAAAATTTTAGAAAATAACGTACTCCGTTAGAAAATAACATTTTGTTATAAAATTATAAAATAGTGTTATAATCTATCGCAGACGGTGTTTTTTTAACGGACGGTGTTATTTTTGGAGAGCTTGAAAATACTGCAAAAAGTTTTCGATATGATTAAATACGGATATGGTGCTTTGGCTCAATTCCCAAAATCAGAGAAATTTGCTTTGGCTGCTGATATTAAACATTGCCTTGATATTATTTTAGAGAGAGTTATTGAAGCAAGTAAAAAGTATTATAAAAAAACTACTTTACAAGAGCTCGACGTAGAAGTGGCCAAACTAAAAGCGTATTTGAGACTTTCTCAAAGCCTTGGATTCCTTCCATTTAAAAAATATGAGATATGGTCAGGAATGGCCATTGAAATAGGCAGAATGGTTGGAGGCTGGATAAAATCCGTTAATACAAACCGTTATCAGGGGACAGGCCGTTAGTTGCGGAGCGTGGCGGCTACTGGAGCAATGGCACGAACGCTGGCGTTTTCTATTTGTACTTGAACAATTCCCGTGCCAACATGAACTCGAACCACGGGTTTCGCGCCGCTCTACCCCAAAAGTCAGATGTATCAAACCTACTGGGTTTGATTCCGGTACAGGGGATAAAGGGGTCTGTATCCATGCCGATAAACGGCAAAAAATTGTATGATTGTGTATGCCGATATTAGCAGCAGCGAATTCCGCAAAGCACAATAATATTTATTTCAGGAGAGATTGCAATGAAACGTTACAAGAATTTATATCCTAAAATTTACGATTACGAAAATCTTTATAATGCGTATCTCTCCGCGCGAAAAAACAAAAGGTATCGCCCTGAAGTCCTTGCCTTTTCGGCTAATTTGGAAGAAAACCTAATAGAGCTTCAGAACGAACTGATTTATCATTCCTATAAAGTTGGCAGATACCGTGAATTCTATGTCTATGAACCAAAACGTCGGCTTGTAATGGCGCTGCCGTTTAGAGACCGCGTCCTCCAATGGGCTGTTTACCGCATAGTAAACCCAATTTTTTCACGGTCCTACATTTTAGACAGTTATGCATGTATCCCCGGACGCGGCATTCACGCTGCGGTCAAACGCATAAACTATTGGCTGCGGTTGGATTGCAAATACGAAAAAATGTATTATCTCAAACTTGACATAGCAAAATTTTTTTACCGCGTTGACCATCAAGTATTGCTTAATATCTTGGCCTCGAAGATAGACGACTCGGATTTAATGAAACTTTTTCATACTATTATCGAATCCGAAGACACTCCGTTTGGCCTGCCATTAAGTCAAAATTTTAGGGACGGTACTCGGCTGTTCGATATCGGAATCCCAATAGGAAATCTCACATCACAAATGTTTGCAAATTTATATATGAATGAGCTGGATCAGTTTGCAAAGCGTACGTTCAGGATACGGCGCTATATCAGATATATGGATGACATTGTTATTTTATCGCCAAGTAAACTATTGCTCCATCATTATAAAGACGTGCTTGAAAGATTTCTCAATGATAATTTGCATCTTATATTAAATAAAAAGACTGCGATTCGCCCATGTAATCTTGGCATTGATTTTTGCGGGTATAAAATATGGGAGGACCACATTAAAATCCGTAAGAACACGGTTTTACGCATGAAACGACACTTGAAGCTGATAACGGAACAGTATGCCGAAGGAAAAATAAGCTTAGACAAAGCGTGTGAAACGTTTACAAGCTATTACGGAATGCTTAAACATTGCAACAGTTATAATTTACGAAAACAATTATCTAAAACATATATTTTACAAAGAAAAAATTAGAATATATATGGAAATATGAAGGGCAGCACTTTAAAAGGTGCAGCTCTTCTTATTTTATATAATTTTTTAGGAGGAACAAGAATGTTTCAATTAAAGGGCTTGGATGTTTCCAAGCATAACGGCGTAATTGATTGGAAAAAGGTTGACCTTGCCGGATATGACTTTACTTTAATCAGAGCCGGATATGGAAACTCTGCCAATCAAAAAGACAAACAGTTTGATTACAACATGAAAGGCGCAATTTCAAGGGGAATGCATATAGGAGTATATTGGTTTAACTATTGCCGTTCCACAGCTGAAGCCGCGACGGAAGCAAGGACCTTTAAGCAAATCCTGCAACCTTATGTCGGCCATATTGATTTTCCGGTTTCGCCGGATTTTGAGTATGACAGTATTCGGTACTTCAAAGAGAAGATGGGAACCGGCCCAACTAACGCCCTAATTACTCAAATGATGCAGGCGTTTATAGGAGAAATGAAAGCCAGCGACTGGTTTGTAAATCTCTATACCAACCTTGACTTTATTCGCTCCGGGCGCTTCAGCGATGACCTGCGCAACTCAGTTGACTTATGGCTTGCCGACTACAGCGGCGGACCCGATTTCCCCTGCGGTATTCAGCAGACCAGCAGCACTGGCAAGGTTCCCGGAATCAGTACAAATGCAGATATCGACATTGCATACAAAGATTATCCGTCAATTATTCGGGCCGCCGCAAAAAATGGCCTGAAACCATCTGTAACATTGGCACCTGCTAAAACTGAAAAAGTAAACGGTATTAGTGTTGGCGCTAAAGTTCACTACTGTGGGCCATTGTACGCCGATAGTTATGGCAATGGGAAAGGCAAGACAGTATCCGGTACATTTTCCGTCCAACGTGTTATTAGAGGCCGTAAATGCGGCATCCTACTTCCCCTTGGATGGGTACCAGTTAGTTCCTGCAAGATAATTTTCTCGACGGCTCCTGCTGATCATTCAAAGGTTGTTGTTAAAGGAGGAAAAGTACGGTACAGCGGCCCACTCTATGCCGACAGCTATGGCAATGGAAAAGGTAAAACGGTATCCGGCACATTCTCAGTACAGCGCGTCATCAGTGGACGCAAGTGCGGCGTTTTACTCCCTGCAGGCTGGGTGCCCGAATCAGCTTGCAAACCGGTTTAAACACTTTTTAAACGTCTTTTAAGGGGGCGATAAAATGTAAATAATTATTTTATCAGAATAGTTGGAAACAACAGAAAGGTGGAATTTTATGAGGCAATACATTGGCACAAAAATTATTCGGGCAGAATCGGCAACACGCGGAGAATGTTATAAAGGCCCGGATGTGCTAAGTAGCGAAAAGGCAGACAAACCCGGTTATCGTGTAAAATATCCCGATGGTTACGAATCATGGTCACCGAGAGCAGTGTTTGAGGAAGCGTATCATCCGACAAATAAAATGAATTTTGGCCTTGCATTGGATGCACTGAAGGCAAATAAACGTGTGGTACGCAAAGGCTGGAATGGTAAAGACGCATGGCTACGTATTGTTATACCCGGAGGAGATAATAAAGAAAAGGATATGGGCATGGAAAATCTGCCTTACATAGAAATGAAAACATCCGAAAACAAGCTGGTACCGTGGCTTGCTTCACAAATGGATATGTTAGCCGATGATTGGCAGATCGTTGAATAATTTAGTCCTTTAAGGGCAAGAAA